GTATAGTGTGGTCTCCAGCAGGGCATTCTCGCTCATCTGGTCGGTGTCCGGCAGCATACTGGTTGTCCAGATAAAGTTCATCTGCAGACTGTTCTCGACGTACGTCGAGCTGGACGACTGCAGGTAGTCGCTCCGCCAGATCGCGCCGTTGGCGGCATGCGCGGCCATGATGAAGGTCTGGCCGTAACTTTTGATCGCAGTAGACGCGAACGTGTGCGGCCCCGACCAGATGCCGCCGCGGGCAAAGTCGAACCAGTACTCGACGAAGGGTGAATTGAGCAGGCTGCCGTCCTGCACGCTCACGCGATAGAGCACGCCGTTGGCCGCAGCCGCGACGCGCGATGGGATGACAGCATTCAAGAAGGGCAACACCTTGCCGTCGCCATCGATGCCGATCGGATCGGAGACGTTGGCCTGGAAGTCGATCATGCGCAGGCCGTCGGGGGCGACGAACATCAGCCCCTTGGGCGTAGACGCGATCGACAGAGGTGCCAGCGTGCCGGTGTTGATGTTGAGCGCGTTGCGGGCAAGCGTACCGAGCGGCGGACCGCTGCCGAGCGCAATGTCGCCGGTGATCTGATACATCCGCACCGCGCCCTTGAACACGATGATGGCCTGCACGACGCCGCCCAGGAATTGATTTTGCAACTGCAATGCCCCGAGCGCAGTGATGGGGATATTATCGTCGTAGGTGATGACCGGGATCACGCCGGCAACCGCGGCGGCGTTGATGGTCAGCGGGTCCTGCACGTCCGAGAACACGGTAGCGCTCGCGCCGACCGGCGGGTTGAACGCCCAATACGCGCGACCATTGAACGCCTTCACTGCGACCGGCGCGCCAGTAGTGGCAGAGAAGCCCGGCGTGGCGCCGGAGAACGCCGTGCCGCCGAGGTTGCCGGCATGCCATGCCGGCAGCAACGGATTGGAGATGTCGAACCAGCCGAACCAGTTGCCGCCGGTGCCGTCAAAGCCGGGATGCGTCACCATGACGATGGAGCCGATCACATCCATGGAGGGCGGCGTCCACGGTCCGGTAGTCGAGGGTGCCCTGGGCCGGTTGGCAGTGGTGATGCCACTGACGTCGACGAAGACGTTGGTCTTGAGATTGTAGGCGAAGGGATAGTCAAGCTGCGGCACCTCGGGTCCAAGTGCTACCAGTCCATAAAGCATGTCGCCGATGACGAATAATGCGCTCACCGCCCCGGCCGGCTGCGGGAAGGTGGTGCGCGCGAAGCCGTCCGAGAAACCGTCAGAGAAAGGATTTCCGCCAGCAGTAAAGTCAATCAGCTCGATCGCAGCAGGTCTGCACTGCCACAGGCTGCGGGTAGAAGGATCGGGGATCAGGTTCTGCAGCACCGCCATGGCGCCAGGAGAGCCCGTCGACCCGTCGAGCGTGTCACTCAGCGAGCGCGGGTGGAAGGCGATCGGGGTGCTGCGCCGCAGGCTCATGACCAGACCGTTCCGATCATGCCCGAGGTCCACATCAATGGAGGAGAAGACTGGCCAAAAAATTGTATCGAAGCGCCGGAGCTGGAGAACTCCAGCCACGACATGATGTGCAGGCCGATGCCAGCATAGCCGCGGAATATGCCCGAGATGTTACCCTCCAGTGAACCGCCAGCAAAACTGGCAATGCTCGTGATCCCGAAATTGACCGGGCTGCCCGAGGTCCAGTCGAGTGCCGGGACTGTCACGCCAAATCCGCCGTTGCTTAACATACCCAGAGTGGCGGTGAAATCTGCGTAGAAACCGGGCTGGGTAGTATCGGTGAAGCTGCCGGGAATACAAACAACAAAGTTACAAACATTGGCAGCGTTGCCATGAGCAACACGAAAGGCATTATCGCCGAGTGCAGCCCAACTGCCACCAGTAATAGGATCAGTCACCGACATGTGGCGCGGGACGATGTTGTAGGCGTTGCACACGAGACGCGCGAGATGCGTATCCACCAGCTGCGACGAGGCATTCGATCTGATAGTCCCGACCAGCGTGCCGCGACCAGCCAGCGGGCCGTTGGTGATGCCGAACTTGTTGGTTGGATACGCCGAGGTGAAATCGATCTCGCTGGTGCTTACCCCGGTGCCGCGGCTGGTGGCGTTCAACCACGCCGGGCCTCGCGTGGCTCTAGCAACTGCGCCGTCCATCCAGGCAAAGATGTCGTAGTTGGCATTGGCAATAACTGCTGCTGGCGATTTAGACAAGTCAGCCGTCGCCTGCGAACACTCGGGAAACCGCGTCATCGCAAAAGAGCCGCTGCCATCGTTGAGCGGCACGCCCGAACCGGCAGCTGAAGGCGTGTAGAACAGCGTGGTACCAGTGGCGTCTGCACTGCTCACCGGCATGCCCGAGGTCAAGGTGAGCCGTCCCTGCGGGGCTGTGGTGCTGCCAGCGGCACGCGAGAGCGACACCGCCGCCTGCCAGTTGCTGCCGTCGGAGACGACCAAGGCGTTCTGCCCCTGGTTGAGGGTGAGGCTGGACAGGCCATTGATCGTGGCACTAGTGGGGGTGATCGCGACTGAACCCGTGCCGGTCACCATCATCCAGAAATTAAAGACAGTAAAATCAGGCGAGGCCTGACTGCCCGGTGGCAGTGACAAGGTCGCGGGGCCGCTGCCAGTGAAGATCAGCAATTGGCCAAAATCAGCACGCTGCAGAGCATAGCTGCCGGCCTGGACGTTGACCCCGGTGGCCTGCTGCCAGGATTGGATCTGCGCGGTCTGGGTGCCGCGTAGATTGGACGGCGTGATCGCACCGGTGTGATTGTCTGGATAGCCGCCAGGAGCAGTGAGATTAGCAAGCAATGTATCTTTGGGGGTGATGACGGTCATCACACATTCCTACGAATGTAGGCAGCAATGGCTTCCAGCTCTTCTGCTGTTGCATTATTTTTTATGAAATTAGCACGCCGCGAAATGATGCGAACATTTGTTGGTACATAACCATACTCTGGCACGATCCGATCAAGCGCGATCGAATTGTCAACTATACGGCGAGCAGTCACATCTAATTTAATGCCGAGCGCAGGACACACATCAGGGATGGCGATGTCTTCGACAGTCAAAGAAAATGGAACGCCGTTTTGTCGTGCATTGGATTTTGCGCTTTTGACAATCCACTCCTTCAAATTAGCAATGCGCCATTGAAACCAATAATCTGGATGACGTTTACGCCACGCAGCTTGTATGGCTTTTACTTTTTCAGGATGGTCAGCTACCCAACGTTTCTGCCTCTCCTTAAATTTTTCAGGATCAAGCGCGCGCATTTTTGCAATGGATTTACGACTTGAAGCGTTCGCTTTCTCTCGATTTTCCTGTTTCCAGCGGGCAGCCTCTGCAATCGCTTTTTCGCGATTACGTTGGTAGTAGGCACGCCGGTATTCAACTCGATCTATAGCCATGGGACACCTCCAAATGCATGGAGGATGTCCCACAATACTGATCCAGTCAACATATTTAATAGTACCAGCCAACCTATGACCTTAGTGTTCCTGACGTTTGCGATATTTGCCTTAAAAAGACGTCGATCGAGCCCGACCGTCTTGGGCGCGGTTATCGGGTCATCCTTCATCGCCATGTATTTGCGCAGCAGATCTCCAGCTCCGCCGCTGCCGTCCTGATCAGAAAGAAAGCCCTGCCAGCGATCGTCGTTGGTGATCTTCATCAGCTCACCGGCGACACGGGTGTAGAGGTAGGTGCTGTTGGGGAACCAGGGCGTCTGCGTGGTGTCGGTGATGTCCGGCATCACCGGGTTGTAGCGCACGGTGGCGGGATAGGCGCCGGAGGCCGGAGGCCAGACGTAGAGCGCCATCGGCACCGAGGCGACGTCGACGTAGCCGAGGTAGGGATAGCTCTGCAGCCCGGGCTGCTGGACGAAATTGTCGAACTCCTCCTGAGTGACGCCTATAAGTTTGTATGGAACGTCGAATATCTGATAAAAGACGCCGTTGCGATGCAGGCGCAGGAAATCAGCCGGCATGAAATTGGGACCGGAGCCGATGGCGTAGCCCAGTCCGCTTGCACCTGTGTCGAAAGTAAAGTTGAAGCTCTTGCGAATGGTCAGAAAGTCAAAGTCCTGCAGCAGCTCCTGCTGGACGGCGTTGAGCAGCTGCAGCGCCTGCGCCGTGAAGCCAGGACACTTGGCGATCTGAGTGGAGAGATCGATGATCTGTGCTGCGGTCAACATCACTCATCACTTTCACTCGCCCAATCGTCCGGGTCGTCCGGCTCGTAGCTTGCGTAAGCTTCCCATTCGTCAACGGGCAAGTACGCTCTCCCACTTGCCCAGCTCGGTGCGGAGCTGCGCCACGCGTTCCTTGATCCCCTCGGCAATGGCGTAGGCCTCCTTCTGCCGCTGGATCTCGGCCTGGGTCAGCCGCAGGTCGCCCTTGCGCGAGCCATTCTCCCAGTTCTGCTTGAGCGCAGTATCCGCCTGCTCGATGCGGAGCTGATGCTGCGTAGCGTTGCGGCGCTCCTGCTCGATCTTGAGCTTGATGTCCTCGACCTGCCCCCAAGCATACTGACGCTCGCCAGCATCCCGCAGCTTGTCCAGCAGCGCATCGAGCGCGGGACGCTCGCAGTCGCGATCGATGAAAGACTGCAGGACCAGCTGGCGCTGGCCGTGCAAGGCCACCTGCAGGGAGATCCCGATGGAAGGCGTCTTGTCGTCAGCAGCAGCACTCATGTCACACCCGCATGAAAGGGGCGTTGCGCACGCCGCCAGAGCCGTCGAGCGCAGTGGCGCGGCGGCGCTGGAACCAGTTGCGCGAACGGCCCTCGACCTCGGCCTGATGCTGCCACGCACGCTGCATGCTCTCGCGCAGCAGGATCGCGACGCTCGCCTTGACCGTGTAGGCAAGGCCCTGCAGATAGGAGTTGCCATTGATGGCAATCCGGTCGGCATACATCGGAAGGTCGATGCCAATCTGTTCCTGCTGCTCGGACAAGCCGCGCTGGGTGCGCGCAGCCTGCAGCAGCTCCTTCTTGACACTCTCTCTGGTCTTCTCTTTCAGCTCCTTGTCGATTTCCTTCTGGACCTCGATCTCCAGCTTGGAGAGGTCCTCGGCCGTGAGCAGGGCCTTGTCGATGTCGATGTCTGTCATGTGTGCACCCATGAGGCTGAGGCAGCTGCGCGTGCGGAAAGCAGGATCGGCCAGCCGGTGGCGTCGATGGCGATGTAGTCACCCGGAAAAAGCCGGAGCTGGCCCCGCTCCGGTATGATCAACGTACCGGAGCGCGAGATCGCCAGACCGATCGGCGGCTGCGGGCCAGATACACCACCCGATACAGCCGGGTTATGGCTGTCCCGCTTGATCGCCGCAGCCATCGTCGCAAAGTCAGCTGCGACGAGGCCGTAGATGAAGGGCACTGCCGTCAGCGTGGTCGTCGCGGCCGTGCCGAGTGTTGCTGTTGCCATTA